AATCTAGCCAGTATTGCTCTACATAAATACTTCGAAGGAGAACACAATGTTAAAAAAGTGGCTTAATTCAAGAATGAAAGAACGCACATCTTGGGATGGTGCGGCTCTTGTAGTGCTAGGGCTTATGGTTTTATTTTTAGCACCTTTAGCAAAGATTGCCGCAGGACTAGCAATAGCCTACGGTGCATGGACTATATGGAAGTCTGAATAATTAAATTTCATCTATTCTAATTTTGGAGTTGACAGGGAGATTAAGTTTCTTTCTCTGTTCAACTCCTTTTCTTTGTGCGAAACGTTTAGGATCACAACTTGGACAAACATGCTCATAAAAGTTATCTAAACGTTTAGCATCTACTTTTCCTTTTTCTCTTTTAAATTCATTGTGGCATTCGTCACACTCAAATACAGCATAACTACGTAGTCGCTTGTAAGTATGGTTCTTGCCTTTCTTGCTTTTGCGAACGTAAAAACGTACTTCTTTTTCGATTCTTTTGAACATGAAAGTATTTATTTACATTAGGATTATAAAATAATATATAAATACATAGGAGCAAGTAAAAATGAGTGTAGTATTTTTGACAGAATCAGCTAAAGAACAGATGCAAAACATGCTAGGAGAGCATGATAAACCAGCTATAAAACTTGCTTTACAAGGTGGTGGTTGCGCAGGTTTTAAATATGATTGGTCATTAGAAGACTCAGTTAACGATGATGATGAAGTAATTGAACTTGACAATGGAAAGTTTGTAGTAGATGGTATGAGTATAATGTATTTGATAGGCTCAACTGTTGATTACAAAAGAGAAGTTTTTGGATCTTATTTCGATATAAAAAACCCAGCAAGCACAAGTAGTTGTGGTTGTGGTGAAAGCGTAGGATTTTAATCAATGGCAAAACAAGATATTTACTTAGGTGTTGAAGGTAACGACGGTACAGGTGATAGTATACGTGAAGCATTCCGTAAAGCAAATGAAAACTTTACAGAATTATATGCTGTATTTGGACAAGGGGGAACAATTAGTTTTACTGCCCTTAATGACACGCCAACAGGAATTACACAAAACGGAGTATTAATAGGAAACTCAACAGGCACAGCATTAATTCAAAAAACACTTACTGCTGGACAAGGTATCAATATTGACAACAGTAGTGAAACAAACATAACAATTACAAATACTGGTGCTAATATTAACGCTGATACAAGCCCAATCTTAGGTGGGCCATTAAGTGGTAACAGGGTTTACTCCATTGGACTTATTGCTACTTCTCCGCAAGCAATTACAGAATTTAACACCACTCATGGTACTGCTATCACTATAAATGACCTTGTCACAGATAAAAAGTTCCAAGATCAATACTATGCTCCTAATACAACATTTGAACCTACAAAGCCAGTTTACGCTAGAAATGAACCTAGTAACGCAAATGAATATACTAAGTCAATTAGCGAATACAGAAGTGGTAATGTTGTAATAAACAATCACGGTTTTGACTGGAGTAGCAATGGTACTAAATGGAAATATACAACAACAGATACTGCTCCAAATGGATTGACAGATAATACAGATTATTATATCCGGTTTGTAAATGAAGATCAGATTAGTCTACACACTTCTAAAGCAGAAGCACAAAATAATAATGACACAACAAGACTAAAAGTAAATATTAACTTAGGTTCAACAGCATTACCAACAGGTCAAGATGCTGTCACAGACACAGCGTATGACAGTGCCTTATACGGTTTTTACAAAGAAGATGAAACACTTCCAAGAAAAGCAACTGTAAGACGTCAAGGTGACGACATGACAGGCGCTCTGTATCTACATGATCATCCAGGTGACTTGGCAGGTACTACCACAGGAAATATAGCAGACTTACAAGCCGCATCTAAACTTTATGTAGACAATACAAGCTACGCAAGCACAGAAGATATTTTTGTAACAAAACAAGGTGACGACACACAAGCACGTACTCCAGTAGGACTTGAAGGTAGAGGAATGTCCTATGCTTACGGAAGTTTGAAAGCGGCACTATCAAAAGCAGAAGAAATTATAGAATCTGCTCCTGTTGAAACAGGTGCTTACAAACAAACAATTACATTTGACGAAGGTAAAAAGATTTCACTTGTTACTAACATTGGCGTAACAAATCCTGTTTCAGCTTCTCTTAACGCACAAAAGTATTTGAGAAAAAATAAAAAATTCATTCAACAATCAGTAATTGATTATGTAAATGATACATTTCCTACTTTAGCATATAATGACACAAATGTAATTAATCCTAATGCTGAAGCAATACTTTTCCAAAACAAAGAGTTTATTCAAGAAGAAGTAACCTACTGGATTAATCATAATGTAGGTAACGCAGGTGGTTCTGGTATATGGAATAACTTTGATTACAGTAGTGCTAAATGTAAAAGAGATGTAGGTTATATTGTTGATGCTTGGATAAATGACCTAGCACGTGGTGGTAATTTAGAAACCAGAATTTCAGCGGCTAGCTATCAAGCAGGAAATCAAAATGCTGTAGGTCCATCTGGTACAGCATTAGGTACAGCAGATCAGATAGCACAAACAAATGCAGCTATTGAATTTGCGCGAGACCTTGTTAAAAATTATATTCTTACTAATAATGCTTATACATCTAAGCAAGGTACTTTTGTTGTTGATGACAACAGTCTTACAGCAACACGTTTTCAATTTTACATTGGAAGAAGCAGTTACGCAAACACTTATGTAAATGGAGGAACTGTTACAAAATCTGATAACACTACAATTTTAGTAAGTAACTTTACATATAATCATTTGACAGGTGTTGCTGAAATTACTACAACAGTTAATCATGGATTAAGCGTTGGTGATGTTGTAACACTTTCAGGCATCAATGTAAGTTGTACATTTGAAGGTTCAGTTCAAAATAAAGTTTATCCAGAAAGTTTCCCACAAGTTATAACTAGCCTTACTTGTGAAAGTGGTACAGGAAACAAAGATGTGATTGGCAGAGCTGACACACTTACTGCTTTAATTACATCAGTAATAACAAATGGTACAAATGCTCTTGAAAATTATCCGCCACAAGGACCAGAAAAAACAAACAACACATGTGAAAGAGATGTTGGCTTAATTATTGACGGCATGATACTTGACATCGGTAATGGAACAAACGCTAACATCAATGCTATCCAGGCAGCCAAAAGATATTTCAGCACTCCATCAGGAGCCAAAGCAAGAGTAACACAAGGAACACAGACACTAGCGGCACTGCGTAGAGCTAAAGCTATTGTACGAAATGTTGTTAGTAATGTTGATCTACTTACACAAAGTAAAAGATTTAGTGTACTATCAACAGGTTTAACAAGTACACAATTCCAAATTAATGTTGGTAGCAATCCCTACACACACGATTATATTAGTGGAGGAACAGTTACTTTCGGAGGTAGCACATTTAATATTAGTAATTTCATTTATGATGAAAGCACAGGTATAAGCACTGTTACAACCACTAGTGCTCATGGATTAGGCGCAACTGATATAGTTGTGCTAGATGACATATTGTTCGAATGTGAATTTGGACAAAAAACTTATCCATCAGATTACACAACTTTAGTACCACAATATTTAGATAATGATTTAAACAACGTATCTACAACTATTAAAAATACATTAGATGCTAAATTTGATATTATTATTGATGTAATTGAAAACGGGTTCCAAGCCTTACAAAATTACACAGAAGTAGATGGAAGCACATACACACTTGAATTTAGTAATGGTGGCGAAGATAGTACAGACCAAGGTGTTAACACAAACGTTGATATTCTTCCAGGTAAACTAGTTACAGGTAAAACATCAGGCGCTAGAGGACGTATTGTCAAATATACAAGCGGTTTAGACTTAGGCGGACAAAATTTTGATAGATGTGAAGTTGTGCTTGTTGAACCAAGAGAATTTAGAATTGGTGAAGAATTAGAGTATGGTAACCAAACAAAAGAAAAGCAAATTACAGTAATTGTTGAATCTGGTATTTATTATGAAGATTATCCGCTCAAGGTTCCGGCTAACGTATCTGTAAAAGGTACAGACTTTAGACGTTGTCAAATTAGACCTGCTAACAGGATTTCACAATCACCTTGGGCAAGAACATATTTTTACAGAGACAAATTACTAGACAACCTAAAAATTACTGATGTAACAGGTCCGGATTTAGCAACAAACCAAGCAATAAGCCTTGCAGGAACAAACGAAGTTGGCGGAATAATAACTGTTACTCCAGCTGATAATATCGCTCCTATTGCTTGGGACGGCGCTTGGTTCTATACTGACAGTGGTGCTGTAGGATTAATTTCAAATGCCGACGGTGGAAGTGACTTTGAGGTAACGTTAACTGTAGATATCTTAGATAACTTGTCTAACATACCAGCAGGACAATGGCATATCAAACAAACATCTAATTACGGGTATCATTACCTGACTGATCCATTAGACGCATCAAGTACTCCAAAACGTAACGATCAAATGGACGTTTTCCTTATGAACGATGCTACAAGACTAGCAAATATGTCGTTCCAAGGACATGGTGGATTTGCTCAAGTGCTGGATCCAGCAGGACAAATTCTTGTTAAATCTCCGTATACACAAGTTTGTGGATCTTTCTCAGGAAGTTTAAATAAGCAAGCATTTAGAGGTGGTATGTTTATTGACGGATTTGCTGGTAACTTAGAAACTACAATTACAAGTAAAGATGACAATTACACACTTAATGTACAATCAGCAATAGGTAAAGGTTTAAGAGTAAGAAAGCCACAAACACCTGCTCCGTTCTTTATCAACGGTGTAAGATATCAAGTTGATGCTGTTACTGAATATGACGGAGGCACTGGTACAGCAAAACTCTTAATTAACAAACTTTCTAATGAAGGTAATGGTTATACAGATAATACATTCCCACAAGATATATTTGTACAAACAGCTGGTAACAGAAGTATGTTGGCGAACGACTATACACAGGTTAATGACCTAGGTTATGGCTTGTTCTGTAACAACGCGGCGCTATCAGAACAAGTTAGTACATTTACATACTACAACCACACAGCGTTCTTTAGTAATAACGGTTCAGAAATTAGAGCTCTTAACTGTTCTAACGCAAATGGTAACTTTGGTCTAGTTGCGGCAGGTTCCGACCCCAACGAAACTGTTGACGTTGTCGAAACACTAAGGAACATGCAACAGCCTGCTAAAGTTTATAATGACCCAACTGACACTTACGGCTTTGGTGAATTTAATCACAATCAAGGTAACTTTAGTATTTTTGTATATGATTGTGATTATCATCCATACCCAAATAGTATTGCTGATGTTTACACATCCACGGGTGTTACAAGTTATGAAGTTACAGCAGTAGCAGAAGTTGCTGTTCCTGCTTCTAACTCAGGTGGTTACAGTGGAGCAACTGGTCCTACAGGACGTAGAGGCGCTAATCAGAAAATTTATAGATTAAGTATTTCAGGAAGCACTGGACTCGAAGCCGCTATAACAGGATTACATAATCCTACATTAGCATCAGATGCTTCACCAGTAATTGTTCTTAGAATGAACAAAAACCACTTGTTAGATAGTGTAGCAGGGGTAACAAGTATTAGACCTTCAACTGCTTTAATCTTTGATGAAGCTACAGAAAATGTGTACAGAACTATTAGTTTTAACAACCAAGACTCAGATAATTCATCACTTCCAGCAGATCGATTCCAAGTTGTTTTCGATGCTGGATTTAAACATGTAAACCTAACGCTAAGAGATACAGAAGCGGCATTAAACACATATGCTGGTTCCGGTACAACAATGGGTGCTACACCAGGTGATGTTGTGCTTGCGATTGAAAAGGTAACAGCCACTGTCCAAGCAAGATTAGATAACAACGATATGATATTTTCCTTTGGTGGTAAAACCCATATAGTATCTAACTACACTGATAGAGGATCTTATGCTACAGTTCAATTAGCAGACCTAGCAGGATCTAACATTATCAGTGATGCTGCATTGTTTGCCGCAAGTGGTATTGCCGCTGATTTAAGATATAGCGGTGGAGCAACAAAAACACTTCCATTGTCATTACAGGATAATGAAGGGGCAAATATTACAGTTGGTATTTCCACACTAAGAGCTAACGGTCATGACTTTGATAAAATTGGTACTGGCGGATTTAACACAACAAACTATCCAAGTATTATTTACGGTGATCCGGTTATTGAAGCAAAACAAGGTAACGAAGTCAACGAAAGAGGCAAAGGTAGAGTGTTCTTTGCTAGTACGGACCAAGATGGATTCTTCCGTGTTGGTAAGTTCTTTAGTGTAGACCAAGGAACAGGTACAGTTACATTTGCGGCTTCAATTGCTATTAGTAACTTAGACGGATTAGGATTTAGACAAGGTGTTAGAATTACAGAATTTAGTAATGATGATACAATGGCTGATAGTGATCCGGCGGCTGTACCTACAGAATTTGCTACTGAAAACTTTATTACTAGACGTTTACATTTCAACAGGGCCGGCTTAAAACAAATAACAGGAACTATTGGCCCAGGTGCGCTTGCCAGAGATGGTACAACAGAAATGACTGGCGATCTAAACGCTGGCGGATTCAAAATTGGAAATGCCGCAGATCCAACAGCATTACAAGATTTGACGACTAAAAGTTATGTAGATGCCAGAACACCTTTTGGTGCTGAAGCAATCGGAGTTAATGTTGGAAACAGAGCAACTAACGATATTTTAGTTTGGACAGGCACAAATTATGATAATGCTACACCAGCTGGTGATGTAGAAATAAGTGTATCAAATAATATTGCTACATTTGCTATTGCCGCAGGATCAATAGTAAATGCTGATATAGATGCAAACGCAGGTATTGCTCAAAGTAAATTAGCAATGAACTCAGCAAGCACTAGAGCAAACGCAACAGGTATTACACAAGCAGATCTAGGATTAGCAAGTTTTGATAGCGGTGACTTTACTGTAACTAACGGTTGGGTTACACTAAAAGCAAATGGTGTTGATCTTACTGACTTACCAGAACTAGGACAATACCAAGCATATGGTAAAAACACATCAGGTACAGGCGATCCAGCTATTGTAACATATGCGGACATTGTTGATAACGGTGGACAGTTTACTACAACTGGTGTTGCTGATAGAATTGTAAAAACAGGTGCTGACGGAAGCATTGACATGCAGAAGTTAAAGTTAGATAACTATGATATTCTAGATCAAACTTCAAACACAATGACTATGAAAACACCGGGTGGTGCTAAGGTATTCGATACTGTTGGTAGTATTCCAAGTAATACAACTACAACGTTCCCTGGAACTATCCAAATTGGTACTACAAGTGCTACAGCTTCTTTCTTCCAGCAGAACAGTAACTTTGGTGATCCTGTAGATGCTACACAAAACTCTCCAAGACTTACAAGTGATTGGGTATATACTTCATTCATAGAAGCACCAGGAGAAAAAGGAAGCTCATCAACAGGTATTGCTATAGGCGCAGGTACAGGTTTTACAAGTGCTGGACAAGTTGCTATTATTGCTAATAACAACACAGCGGCAGTAATCTTCAAACAGGGTGCTATGACTCCTGCTTCAAACGGTGGGTATGATTTAGGTACAAACGCTCTTAAGTTTGGTGATATTTATGGTATAGCATCAAGTGCTAGATATGCTGACTTGGCTGAGAATTACTTAGGTGATGCTGATTACGAATTTGGTACAGTGGTTATTTTTGGCGGAGAGCAAGAAGTAACTACAACTGGTACTAAAGGTGATAGAAGAATTGCTGGAGTAATATCAGAAAAGCCTGGCTTTAAAATGAATGACGATTTAGAAGGTGAGTTTGTTGCTACAGTGGCACTACAAGGTAGAGTTCCATGTAAAGTCATAGGACGGGTACAAAAAGGAGACATGCTTGTTACAAGTGCTATTCCAGGCTACGCTATCGTAGACAATGATCCTAAGATAGGAACTGTTATAGGAAAGGCGGTTGGTGAAAAAGAAACCGAAGACCGCGGAACAGTTGAAGTAGTGGTAGGGAGAGTATAATGGCACAGCGTATTGTAAACATTGGTACTTCAGCTAACAAAGGCAACGGAGATCCTATCAGAACAGCGTTCGATAAAATTAATAAAAACTTTACAGAAGTATACAGCGATATTGTAGATATTCAAAATGGAACAATTGAACTAACAGGAAGTGTAGTAGGTGATGTAAAAGGAAGTATTTTTGCTGATGATAGCACAGTAGTTTTTGACGCTCTCACAGGTGAAGTTAAAGGAGATGTAAACAACAGTTCTGTAACTACTACTTCACTTGTAGCAACAACCATCACAGGTGATGTCACAGGTGATGTTACAGGTGATGTTGTAGGTAATGTAACAGGTAACTTGATAGGAAGTTCGACAGGATATCATACAGGTGATGTTACTGGTAGTATATTTGCTGACGATTCAACTGTACTTGTTGATGGCGTTAACGCCACACTAAATGCTTCAGCATTGACAGGCGCTTTGCCAGCCCTCGACGGTAGTGCGTTGACCGGAGTGATAGCAACAGTAACTAGTTTAGTTGGCGACA